GAAGAGGTCGTTTGTGCCGAAAATTGCACGCATTTACAAGTTAGGGGATGGGTAGAAAGGGACCAACACCACAACCAATTGCAGTGCTAAAAGCAAAAGGCACAATAAACGTAACACGTGCAAACGATCAGATTGCAGATGCAAAATCTTTAGACTGGGTTCACAACGAAGTTCCAGCTCCACCTGAAGATTTAAATGATGTTGCAAAAAAAATGTGGACACAACAACTTATGCAATCACAAAAATTGTATGGTTATATATCATTTATTGACCTGACTTTATTTAAAGAATATTGTTATGTATATAGTGAATTAGAATGGTTAAAAGAAAACACAAAAGGTCGCTATTATCTTGATGACAAAGGAATGAAAAAAATTGATCCATTATATATGGAACTAAACAAATTAAGAAAGGACTTTTTGCGTTTGTCGCAAGAATTTGGATTTAGTCCATCAGCAAGAACAAGAATCCAGTTGCAACAAAAACCCGAAGAAGATAAGGACATATATTCTGATGGCATATAAAACAAATTTTAAAAATATCGATTTAGACAAATACTACTTTGATGAAAGGACTGCAAATATTGTGGTCCAATATATTGAAGAAAATGTAAAGCACGTGAAAGGAGACAAAGCTGGTGAGCCATTTATTTTGGAGCAGTGGCAAAAGGATGATATTATTAAACCATTGTTTGGTTGGAAGCACAAAGAAACTGGACTTCGAAAGTACACAAGTGCATACATTGAGATACCAAAGAAATCAGGAAAATCATTTTTGGCTGCATCTATTGCTTGTGTTTTTATTGACATAGAACGTGAAGGTGGTTCAGAAATATGTGGTGTTGCTTGGGGTAGAAAACAAGCTGGGCTTGTGTTTGATGCAACAAAGCAAGTGATACAAAAATCGCCAAGATTAAAATCTAAATGTAACATATACCGAAACTCAATTACTGCCCCAGATCATATTGGTGGTTTAAAAACATATCAAATATTATCAAAAGAAGCGGGAGGAGAAGATGGTATAAATCCGCAACTTGCAATCATTGATGAGCTGCACGTTCATAAAAATAATGAAGTTCTTGAGATGGTTGAAAAGTCACAAGGTGCAAGGAAACAACCTTTGTCATTTATTATTACAACTGCTGGCTCTGATTTATATGGTATTGGATACCAAAGACATGAACAAGCTATTGACATTGCCAAAGGTTTGATTGAAGATGAATCACAACTTGTTTGTGTTTATGGTGCAGACAAAGATGACGATCCATTTAATGAAAATACTTGGAAGAAAGCAAATCCAAACTACAACATAAGTATTGGCAAACGTGCCTATGAAAAGGAAGCAAACAAAGCAATGGTGAGCGCGGCAAGTTTGAATTCATTCAAAAGATATTATCTTAATATATGGACACAATCAAAAGATGGATGGATTAATGATGAGGTATGGACTAAATCACATTGGGATTATGATGATGAGATGTTGCGTGATTACCCTTGTTATGGTGGACTGGATTTGTCATCGCGAAGTGACATCACTGCATTTTCTTTGGTTTGGAAAATAGATGAAAAGTATTATTCCAAAAATTGGTTTTGGTTACCTGAAGATAAAGGAACACAATCAGCGGATAAAAAAAATATTAATTATCGTGAATGGGTTCGTGATGAGTATATTGAAGAAACAAGTGGTAATGTAATTGACTATGATTTTATAATATACAAACTTGGTCAACTTAATAAGTTATATGATATTCAATCCATTGCATATGACAATTGGAATTCACATCACATTGCACCAAAGTTGTATGAAGAAGGGTTTGACTTGATTGAGTTTAGACAAGGATTTAAATCTATGAATGCACCAACCAAAGAACTTCAGGCAGCAGTTGAAAGTAAAAAGTTTAATCATGGCAACAATCCAGTGTTGCGTTGGATGGTTGGCAATGCATCAGTCAAGTCTGATCCAGCTGGTAATATAAAACTTGAAAAAGATTTTAAATCACCAAACAAAAAAATTGATGGATTGATTTCTAATATCATGGCATTTGGTTTATGGTTGGACAAACCTGATTCAAACAAATCTTATCTTGAAGAGGGCAATTTATATATAATATGATATTACCAAAAAAAATATATGATGTTTTAAATAACAAAAGAAACTTTGATTTTTTGTTTCTTGAAATGTTAAAAAACCATTCTCCTGAAGATGCATATGATGAGGCGCTTAATTTGGTTCGTAAATATGCACCACATTTTAAACATTATAAAGATTATGATTCTTATCGCGTTATTTTGTCAAACAAGAACACTACAATCGTAAATGTTCCTGAAGAAATTATTGAAGCGGTGACAAAAGGAATTGATGACTTGTTTCATAAACACTTAAAGAAAGTTAAGATTCGCAAAATGGCTTATGATCAATGTGTGAAAGAAATCAATATTTATTTACCCGACTATAAGCCACACAGAAATTATCAATCATTCAAAGCATTGCAATCAATTAATTACAAAAAAAAATAATAAAATATTTTTTTATTAAATAATTGTGTATATATTTGTAGTACAATAAACAATTAACACAAACAAAAATGAAAGAATTAACTGCACAACAATTAAAAACATTAACAGAATCAATATTTGTAAGATTTGATTTTATAGGAGATTTTAAAGTATTAAGAGGATTTCACGGAGAAACCTTTTTAACATTAAATGAAGCACAAGAATTTTGTAGAACTTACTTTAAAAACGTAAGATGGGAAGTTAGTAATTATGAACAAGCCTTAATGAATAACGGAATGAGAGATAATCTTTAATAATGAATATATTTAAAAAAGCCGACGAAATTATAAACTTAAGGAAAGAAGAAAAAGAGCGGCAATACGGTGATTTTCCAAGCTCAATGAAAAAAGCTGCAGTAATTGCAAGCGAGCTTTGTAATAAAGAAATAACTCAAGACGATTTTTATAAATGTATGATTGCTTTAAAAATAAGTCGATTGGCTTATAATTCAAAAGAAGATACATTACTTGATCTTGTTGCTTATGCTGGCGCATTTAATAATTTAAAAAATGGAGAATAAATATAAAAAAATTATTATAGACGCATTATCTGAAAACGAAACAATATTTCGAAATGACCGAACAGGTGTTGGGTGTTGGTCGTTATTTAACCAATCACTTGAGTGGCAAATGGAAAAAAAGTTTCCAATTATGACAAGCAAAAAAATTTATCAAAATATATTTGATACAGAATTTGAATGGTTTATTAATGGTGAAACAAACATTAAAAGATTTAAAGATAATAAAATAAAAATATGGGACGAGTGGGCAAACGATGATGGGGGGCTTGGGCCTGTTTATGGTTATCAGTTATTAAATTTTAATAATGAAAATTATAACCAATTACAAAACGTTATTGATTCAATAAAAAATAATCCAGATAGTAGGAGGCATATCATTTCATTATGGAACCCTAATCAATTAAAAGATATGGCTTTGCCACCTTGCTATTTATATTTCCAATTTTTTGTTAATTATGATAAATTAAACATGTTTGTTGTTCAAAGATCGGCGGATTTGTTTTTAGGGCTGCCATATGACATTTGTTTATTCAGTAAGCTATTATTATATATTTCTGAAAAAACTTCTTTAAAAGCTTCTAAAATAGCTTTAAACATAGTTGATGCGCATGTTTATCGTAATCATTATGATCAAGCTTTGCAATATTGCAATAATGAATCTTTTGATTTTCCTGATTATGAATATAAAAATAATAAATTAACTTTAATAAATTATAAAAGCTGCGAAGCAATAAAAGCACCAATAGCAATATGAAATTAAAAAACGAATTTTTACCAATTAGAGAATGGGCAGAAAATAAAGGTATTTATAATTCTGGTGATGTTAAAACACAAACTTTAAAATTATTTGAAGAAGCTGGTGAATTATCAAAAGCAATATTAAATGAAGATTATAATGAGTTTGTTGATGCAATAGGCGATTGTGTTGTTGTTTTAGTAAGCATTGCTGAACTTGGTAATAAATCATTTAATACAAAAAATATAACTATAGAAAATTGTATTAATGAAGCTTATGATGTTATTTCAAAAAGAAAAGGTAAAATGCAAAACGGTACGTTTATAAAAAATAAATGATTTCGCATAATAGTTTTATGAATATTGCTGTTGAGGTTTCAAAAAATTCAACTGCAGAAAAAAAGAAAGTTGGTTGTATAATAGTTAAAAATACAAATATTATAGCTATTGGTTATAATGGTACGCCATCGGGGTTTGATAATGTATGCGAAGAAAATGGAAAAACTAAACCAGAGGTATTGCATGCTGAATCAAATGCAATTGCTAAATGTGCAATAAGTGAAAACTCCTCTGAAGGTGCAACAATGTATTGTACTTATTCACCTTGTATGAATTGCGCAAAATTAATTGTACAAAGTAAAATTAAAAAAGTATATTTTAAAGAATATTATAAAGATACAAGTGGGCTAGACTTATTATTAAAAGCAGGGATAAAGTCAATATTAATATAGTTAAATATTTTACATTTTAATTAAAAACTAATGTTTCATTTTTGCATTAGTGAATTTATTCGGTTTTCAAATTAAAAGAATCAATCCAATTCTATCTGAAAAAAAAGGTTTTTTAAGCGCAAACTTTGGTGGAATGATTGGGAGAACACCAGTTACTGAAGAAACCGCAATGGGTTTATCAGCGTATTGGGCTGGAGTAAGAAGAATTACAGAATCAGTGGCAATGCTGCCAGTTGAAGTTTTTCGCAAACAAAATGGAAGAAGGGAAATAGTTGCACATCCAACTGAATACTTGTTGAATGCTGAAGCAAACTATGAATCAATTTCATTTGACTTCACACAAATATTAATCACATCCGCAATCAATCATGGGAATGGTTTGGCCATTATTGAACGTGATCAGTTTGGAACACCAACATCATTGGTCAATGTAACACGTGAACAATGTGAGCCAATCAAATATGATGATGAGATTTATTGGAAGGTTCAGGTCAAAGAAGCATACAACGAAAGTGAATCACTATTAGTCAAAGATGCTGACATGATAAATCTTCGAGGGTTTGGAGTTGATCCTGTTGTTGGACTTTCTGCAATACAAGCACACAAACAAAATCTTGGCTTATCGATTGCAGCCCAAGATTATGGGGCAGATTTTTACAACAAAGGGACGAGGATCGACGGCTATATCGAATATCAGGGTGTTTTAAAACCTGAAACAAAAGATGCAATTAATCAGCAATGGCAATCAAATTATGGCGCAAACGGAACACGAGGCACTGCAATTCTTGACGCTGGTTCAAAATATCATCGAATAGGTTTGCCTCCTGAGGATGCACAGTTTATTCAAACAAGAAAATTCCAAAAGAATGAGATTGCAACAATCTTGGGAATACCATCACACATGATAAATGAGATGGAGAACTCAACGTTTTCAAACATTGAACACCAGTCTATTGAATTTGTGACTTATTCAATTGGTACATGGATTGAAAAGATTGAACAAGAATATCGAAGAAAATTATTAAAAGACACAGAAAAACTTGACCATTATTTTAAGCATAATGTTGATCGTTTACTTCGAACTGATGTTAAAACAAAAGGTGAATATTATAGACTGATGACTGACATTGGTGCTTATAGCATAAATGATGTACTTGAGCTTGAGGATAGAAATCCAATTGAAGGCGGTGATGAACGTTATGTTCAAATAAACAGAATACCAATTGAGGATATAAAAGAATATTATAAAAAAGAAAATGGCGACGTATAACGATTATCCTAAAGCAGTTTCGAATAATGCTAAAAGAGGCATTAAATTAAATAAAAAAGTTGGAAATAAATGCGCAACTAGTGTGGGTAAAAATCGTGGTCAGCAGTTAGCTAATCGAGAAAAAATTTCATATGATACAATAAAACGCATGTATTCATATTTATCAAGGGCTGAAGTTTATTATGATGAAAGCAATACTGAAGCATGCGGAACAATATCATATTTATTGTGGGGTGGTAAAGCTGGCAAAAGATGGTCAGAAAGTAAAATAAAGGAAATTGAAAGTAATAGAAAAGTAATGAATAAAATAGAAAGACTTGCAGAGGTTCGAAATATAAATGAAGTTGAACGGACTGCACAATTTATAATTTCAACAGAGTCAATTGATAGACATGGTACATCATTTAAACTTGATGGCTGGGATTTGTCAACTTATGATAGAAATCCAATTGTTGGATATAATCACGAAGTGAGTGGTTCTAATCCGGATACTATCATTGGAACATCACGAGTTTTTAGAGATGGTGAAGCATTGATTGGTGAGGTAACATTTGAACGTGAAGGAAACAATCCTTTGGCTGACAAAGTATTTAACAAAATGCAAGATGGTATTTTGAAGATGGCAAGTGTTGGAGCAATTCCACATGAATATCGATATGGTAAAGAAGATGATGAGGACAGAAATACAATTTATTTTACAAGACAAGAATTGGTTGAGTGGTCAATTGTAAGTGCTGGTTCAAATCGTGATGCGTTCAAACGAAGTGCTGACCAAGTTGATGAACTTAAAAAATCACTTGAGGTTGAAGAAGAAGAAATTGTTGAAATGGGACTTGAAACAAAATCAGCTTTGCGAAATTATAACAAAGTTAAAATTGTTACAAAGTACCTATAATATAAAAATTGATTTTTGTAATATAAAATTTAGAAAATGAGAAATAGTAAAGTAATAAGAGAAGAAATCGGTGAGGTAAAAGTTGCCCTTGATGCTCTTGAAAATTTAGTATCTGAAGAAAATAGAGATTTTTCTGAAGATGAAAAAGTATCATTTGATACAAACATGGAAAGATTAACTGAATTAGTTGATGAACTTCCGAGAGTAGAAAAAGAAGAAGAAATAAGAATGAAAGCAGCAAATTTAGGTGGAAGTCCAGTAGTGACTGAAACTAAAGAGGAAAAAGAAATAGTAAGAGAATTTTCTTTTGGTAAAGCAGTAAGAGCAGCATATGGTGAAAAACTTGATGGTGTTGAATTGGAAATGGCTCAAGAAGGTCAGAGAGAAATGAACGCAATTGGTCGAAGTGCAAATGGTGTTGTTATACCATCAATGATTTTGAATCGTGCGGTTATTACTGAAAACGGAACTTCTGGAATCGAAACTCAATCCTTTGTGGACGCCGTTTACGCCAATACCATTTTAGACGATCTTGGTGTTACTCGTGTAAGCACAACAACTGACCAACGTATTCCAATCTTGGGAGCAGTAAGCACTCAGTGGGAAACAGAAGTGTCAGATGCAATTGATGGCGGATCTGCTATGAGCAAAAAAGACCTTGCTCCAAAAATACTTGCAAGTTTTGTCGATTTCAGTAAACAAGCTGCTATGCAAAGCAACGAATCACTTGAATCAGCTTTGAGAAACTCAATTGCTCAAGCGGTTGGGGCGAAGGTGGAATTTGCATTATTCACAAATGATAGTGGGAATGGTGCTTACAACTATTTAGGTCAAGGAAAAACTGCAATTACAAATGCAAACATCACAAACTTGATGATGGCACTTGTTGAGGAAGTTCAATCTAACAACCACAATAGAGGTAATTTAGGATTTGCAATCTCAAATGATTTATTCAGTGATGTTTACACTGCTGCACAAGTTAGTGGTGTTAATCCTTTAATCATCAATGAAGCGATTATGGGAGTTCAAGCGAAGTTTTCAAATCAAATTGCTGACATATCAAGTAAGCCAGTTGTTTATTATGGTGACTTCTCAAAAGTTCAGATTGCACAGTTTGGAGCATTGGAACTACTTGTGGATCCATATACTCAAGCAATTAAAGGAACAAACAGATTAATCCTAAACTCATACTGGGATGCTGCACTTGTACAAGATGCTGCAATCAGTGTTGGAAATTTCGGGTAATTAGTAGTTTAATTAGTTAATATATTAAGAGGGTGGGTTTTGCCCATCCTCTTTTTTTTTAAAAAGCAATGATAAGAAACAAAAAAATAACAAGCTACACACCATCAAACAATTGGGGTTTGACTTTGGTTGAAGCAAAAAGACATTTAAACATTTTAGATTCATCGTTTGATGATTTAATAAATGATTACATAGCATCTGCACATTTGATGTTATGGAACGAAGCTGGTTTACTTATCAAAGGCGGTGTGACTGGGTACATGACTGAATGGGATGACTTCAGAATTGATGTCAACCCAATTGATGCATTTACAATTTACTATTATAATTCTGACAATGCAAGAACTGCATTGGATTCATCAAAATACATTTGGACAAATGGACTTTATTCATATGTTGAGATGAAGGACAATTTGCCAAACTTATACAATCGTGATTTCCCAATTGAAATTGAAATAACAACTTTGGCGAATACTGATAAAATGGTCACACAAGCATTGCGAATGATAGTTTCGGATATGTTTGAGAATAGACAAAACACAATTGTTGGAAGCAATATGCACAACCTATCTCGTGGAACAAAGTTTCAAATGTCAATGGTTAGCCAACGCACTGAAATATGAACATAGGTCGTTTAGATAGAAAGATTGTAATTCAATCACAAACGTTTTCAAACAACTCGATTGGTGAATACACCGCAAGTTGGTCAACGTTTCACACAACGTTTGCAAATGTGCAACGTGGTTTGGGCAATGAAAAAGTTGAAGCGGATCAAGTAACATCAACAAGCAAGGTTAAGTTCAAGATTCGGTTTTTTGATGGAATTAATGAATCAATGCGGATTGTTTACAATTCAAAATACTATGACATTCTTGATATCCAAGAACTTGGTCGTGAAGGTTTAATGATAAGTGCAAACAAAAAACTATGATAAACTATAAAATTGAAGGTTGTGAAGGTGTTGCACTTGAAATTCAATCTTTGGATGACAAGATGAAAAGACGTGAAATACTTAAAATATTAAGAAGGCAAATGCAACCAGTGGTTGATAAGATGAAACAAAATGCACCAAATCAACGAACTGAAATTATAAATATAAGAGGTACTGATTATAGACCACAAGAATTAAAAAATGCTATTTCAGTAAAAACATCACCACAAAAAAATATCCAAATGTTTTGGTTGGTCCAACTTATGGAAAAGGTAAACGAAAGTTTGATGGTTTTTATGCGTGGTGGATTGAATACGGAGTTGGAACGCATTCAGCCAATCCAACTGGAAAAAAGAATTTTATTCAGAAAACTTATTCTGAAACGAGTGATAAAATATACACTCAAGCAAGTGATAAACTTGAAAAGTATATAAAAAGAAAAGCAAAAAAATTAAATTTATGAGAATAGAATTAACAACGGATTATGCAATCCACGAAAGAACATTACCTGAAGGAACACAATTGCGTGTTTCAAATAAATTAGGTAAGGAATTAATTGATTTGAAAGTTGCGAAAGCACTTGATGGATTTACTTTTGAAGAAAAAATTGAACACATCATTGAAGTGGCAATGGAAAATGAAGAAACTCCAAAAGTTAAAAAAGTTACAAAAAAGAAAAAATCTAATAAGTAATATTGTATAAAAATTAAGAAAAAAATAAAATGGGAATATTAAACGGAACTCTTGCAAAAATACAAGTTGCTGGAACAACCATAGCACACTTAACATCAAACTCGTTAACATTTGACATGTCAACAAGAGATGCATCAACAAAAGATTCAAGCGGATGGAAAGAGTCGTTGGAAGGACAGAAAAGCTTTAGCGGTTCAGCTGAAGGATTTTTTGCTGAGGATGCATCTTATGGGTATGAAGATTTATTCGGTGTATTTGCAGCAAGAACTGCGGTAACAATAACATACACCACCGATGTTTCAGGAGATAAAGAATACAGCGGTAGTTGTTACATCACATCACTTGAAAGAACTGATGGTCTTGAAGAATCAACCACATTTTCAGTATCTTTTGAAGGAACTGGTGCAGTGACAAAAGCAACTGTGTAAGAAATTGATTTTTGTTATATTGTGATAAATGGGGGATGGGGGAAACTTCATTCCCTTTTTTTATATTTGTAGCATGATAAAAATTAAAAACAAGGAGTACAAATTCAAATTCGGTTTCAAAGCATTGTTAATGTTTGAAAAAGAAACTGGTGAAAGCGTTTCAAAAATGGGTGATAATATGACAATGGAATCCATTGTTGACATTGCTTATGCTGGAATGAAATCATCAGGTGAAAAAGTTACAAAGGATTTTATTATTGATGCAATCGATGAGGACATGAGTTTGATTAATGTATTCACTGAAGCTATGTCACAAGATATGGCAGCGTTTAATAATTTAAACGTTGAAGCAAAAAAGTAAAATTGCCATTGAAAAATTTCATAAGGGGGTTTGTGTTGGGTACGTTAAAACAAACTCCTTTGTGT